TCTCTGACGGGGACGCAGCGAATTTAGAGGTTAAAGTGTCTATTGCTAACTTATCATTTAATAATATGACATTTGATGTGTTAGTAAGAAATTTCTTTGACACTGATTCTAATCCGGTTGTTATTGAGAAATTCACTAATTGTAATATGGACCCATTCTCTAACAACTTTGTTGCTAAGAAAATTGGTACAACTAATGGTGAGTACGCATTACTTTCAAAATATGTAATGGTTGAGATGGCTGATGAGGCTCCAATCGATGCAATTCCTTGTGGATTTGAAGGTTATACTCAAAGAGAATATGATACGGTTTTAAACCCATCTCCTGTTCCAAAATTCAAAACAAAATATTTCTTCCCTGGTGAAACTATTGCAAACCCACCATTTGGAGCTGCAACAGGTGGTTCTAATTTAGTGGAATCTCCGGGAGATATTGTTAGAAGAACTTACTTAGGTTTCTCAACTCAATACGGTATTGATGAATCATTCTTAACTTATAAAGGTAGACAAACCCCACAATCTTGGGTTGTTGCGCCTCAACCAATTGAAGGAGCTGCTTGGAATTATGTTAGTAAAGGTTTCCACATGGACTCAGGTGCTACAGTAGTTACAATTTCAAATAGTTCATTAACAAGTGGTCAAACAGCGTTTGAATGTGGTACTGCTGAATTTAGAGATGACCCTGAAACTCAAGAGAACCCATACTACTTCATTTACTCAAGAAAATATACTTTATGTTTTGCGGGTGGATTTGATGGATGGGATATCTATAGAGAGTTTAGAACAAATCAAGATAGATTCCAATTAGGTCAATCAGGATTCTTGGCAGGAGCATCGTCTTCTACAAGATACCCTAATGCAACAGGTAGTGGTTTATTTAAAAGAATCACAGTTGCTAACAATACTCAAGATTTTGCTAACACTGACTACTACGCATACTTACTTGGTATCTTAACGTTTAGAAATCCTGAGGCAACAAACATTAACGTGTTCGCAACTTCAAGTATTGACTACATTAATAACTCAAATCTTGTTGAAGAGGCGATAGATATGATTCAATATCAAAGAGCTGACTCGGTTTATATTGCAACAACACCTGATTATAATATGTACACTCCGGATGCTACAAACCCTCAAGATATTATTTATTCTCAAGAGGCTGTTGATAACTTGGACAATACAGGAATTGACTCTAACTATACTGCAACTTACTATCCTTGGATTTTAACAAGAGATACAGTTAACAATACACAAATTTATTTACCTGCAACAGGTGAAGTTTGTAGAAACTTAGCGTTAACAGATAACATAGCATTCCCATGGTTCGCATCAGCGGGTTACACAAGAGGTCTTGTAAATTCTGTTAAAGCGAGAGTTAAATTGACTCAAGAAGATAGAGATACACTTTACCAAGGTAGAATTAACCCTATCGCAACTTTCTCAGATGTTGGTACGGTTATTTGGGGTAATAAAACATTACAAATTGCTGACACAGCTCTTAACAGATTGAACGTAAGAAGATTATTACTTCAAGCTCGTAAATTGATTTCAGCGGTGGCGGTAAGATTATTGTTTGAACAAAACGACCAAATCGTTAGACAACAATTCTTAGATAGTGTTAACCCAATCTTAGACTCAATTAGAAGAGACCGAGGTTTATACGATTTCCGTGTAACAGTTTCATCTTCACCTGAGGATTTAGATAGAAATACTTTAACAGGTAAAATTTACTTGAAACCGACGAAAGCGTTAGAGTTCATCGATATTGAATTCTTCATTACTCCAACGGGAGCATCGTTCGAGAATATTTAATAAAAACCATAAGTGGGGATTCGTCCCCACTTTTTAGCCAATTATGAAAAGAAATACATTAAAAGAAGGAATTGATGAACAAGGTACTCCCGATATGAAATATTATGCGTTTGATTGGGATGATAACATAGTTCACATGCCAACCAAAATTATGGTTAAAACTGAAGACGGTAATGAAATTGGTATGAGTACTGATGATTTCGCCGAATACAGACATCAATTAGGAAAAGAACCTTTTGAATATGATGGTGAGACTGTTGTAGGATATGGTGAAGAACCTTTTAAAAACTTTCAAACACCGGGAGATAAAAACTTTTTGATTGACTCAATGAGAGCAAAACTTGGACCAGCGTTTGACGACTTTAGAGAGTCGATTAACGGAGGTTCTATCTTTTCTATAATAACCGCTCGAGGACATAATCCTAATACCTTAAAACAAGCCGTTTACAATTACATAATAGAAGGATTTAATGGTATTGATAAAGATGAGTTAATTAAAAACTTAAAAAAATATAGAAGTATTTCGGGAGATGATGAGATGAGTGATGATGAATTAATTAAATCATATTTAGATATGTGTAGATTTCATCCTGTTTCTTATAACGACCCTGAAGGTGCTGCAAATCCTGAAGAAGCTAAAGTTCGTGCAATGGATAAATTCGTGGACCATATTAAAGATATCTCTTCAAAATTAGACAAAAAGGCGTTCCTTAAAAAAGAAGTGAGTAATAATTTTGTACCATCAAAACCAACTATTGGATTCTCAGATGATGATGTTCGAAATGTGGAGGTTATGAAAAAACACTTCAAAGACAAAGAAGACAATATTGTAAAAACTTATTCAACAGCAGGAGGAATAAAAAAAGAATATTAACTAGTAATAAAGAACTAGTATTAAATAATTAAATAAAAAACTAGTTAAATTAACTAGAATTAAATAAACTAGACTGGAATATAATGATAAAGATTTAATTTCACAAAGTCAATAAAAATATTTCCAATTTGGATATATTTATGATAATAAACAAAGAAAACTAATTTAAAATAATATGGCTGATTTATTGATGAAAATGCCGATTCCTTACGAACCGAAAAGACAGAATCGATTCATACTAAGGTTTCCATCAAGCTTAGGGATTAACGAATGGTTTGTAGAAAGTACTGCAAGACCTAAAATTAAAATTGCTTCAACTGAAATACAATTTTTAAATACATCAACCTATGTTGCGGGTAGATTTAATTGGGATGAAATACCTGTTAAATTTAGAGACCCAATTGGACCGTCTGCAGCACAAGCACTTATGGAATGGGTTCGTTTACACGCTGAATCTGTTACAGGTCGTATGGGTTATGCTGCGGGTTACAAGAAAGATATTGACCTTGAGATGTTAGACCCAACAGGAGTTGTTGTTGAAAAATGGATTCTGTATGGTACATTCTTAACTAGTGTTGACTTTGGTTCATTAGGATACAGTACTGATGGTCTTGCTGACATTAGTGTATCATTAAGAATGGACCGTTGTGTGTTAGTTTATTAATTTTTTAATACTAATAAAAACATATGTGTTGATAAAAAATCAATATTAATTATATTTAACCGTAAAGACATAAACTTTACGGTTATTTTTTTATATGGAAAATCAAGAAATCGAATACGGACAACAAAATTTTACGTTACCACACGATGTAGTACCACTACCATCGGGAGGAATATTTTATAAAAACAAAAAGAAATCTATCAAGGTAGGATATCTAACGGCTCATGATGAAAACATTTTAATGGGAGGTGGAAATGATATGACCACAACACTATTGAGAAGTAAAATCTATGAACCGGACCTTAAAGTTGAGGATATGTTAGAAGGTGATGTTGAGGCAGTTTTAATATTTTTAAGAAACACAGGTTTTGGTCCGGAAATTAATTTAAATTTAATCGACCCTTCAACAAGAAAATCATTTCAGGCAACAGTCCCTTTAGATGAATTAAATGTTATTAATGGACAAATACCTAATGAAGATGGTAGTTTTATTATACAACTACCTAAATCACAGGTAACAGTTAAATTAAGGCCATTAACTTATGGAGAAGTTTTAGAAATAAGTAAGTTGGAAGAATCATATCCCAAAGGGAGAGTAGTTCCAAAAGTTACTTGGAGATTACAAAAAGAGATTATAGAAGTAAATGGAACTACTGATAAAGCAGAAATAGCCAAATTTGTCGAACAAATGCCAATTTTGGATTCAAAATTCATAAGAAAATTTATGAATGATAATGAACCAAGATTAAATTTAAGTAGAGTTGTAATTACCCCATCAGGAGAAAAGATGACAGTTAATGTCGGATTTGGGGTTGACTTTTTTCGTCCTTTCTTCTGATTATAGAAAAGGACAGATAGATGAATTCTACTATTTGAACAAATTAATGAACATAACTTATCAAGATTTTCAAGCAATGCCACTATTTGTTAGAAAATATTTATTAGATAAGTGGATTGAAGATAACTCAAAGGACTGAAAACTCAGTCCTTTTGTATTTATAGTAATATATTATTTTAATTTATGGCAACAACACCTAATACTAATCCTGGTTCAACTCCTAGTACTACCCCAGATTTATCATTTGCGCAGAAACTTGCAAAAGAGGCAACAGTTGATTGGCAAGTCTTAGCCAAGGCAATTGAGAATAGTTACAGAACTTCTGTCGAGATTAATAAAACTTTTGGTCAAGGACAAGAACGATTATCCGAATTGATGGGGGCGGTATCTGATGCGGTACCAAGAATTACTCGTTTAGGAGGTTCTGTTGCTGATGTTCAAAAAACAATGATTGAAATTGCCAATGCATCAAATCGTAATATTATTGCTAACACTGAAGATGTTGAAAAACTTTACGCGGCGACAGAAGTTGTAGGTGGTTCGGCAGAAAGCTTAACTAACTCATTTTTAGATGTTGGTGTTGGTCTTGAACAAATGGGTGAACAATTGGAAGGTTCGGTTAACTATATTCGAAGTATTGGTGGAAATACCAAAGCAATTATGAGTGATGTCGCCAAAAATATGGACCAAATGAATCGGTACCAATTCCAAGGTGGAGTTGAAGGTATGGCAAAAATGGCGGCAAAGGCATCAATGTTAAGAGTGGACATGAGTGCAACCTTAAATTTTGCGGATTCGTTATTTAGTCCTGATAAGGCAATTGAAGTCGCATCTGCATTTCAAAGATTAGGTGTCGCTTCGGGGGATTTAGTGGACCCATTCCAATTAATGAATCAATCAATTAATGACCCTTCAGGGTTACAAGATAGTTTAGCTAAGGTTGCAAAACAATTTACCTACTTTGACGAAGAGACAAAAACGTTTAAAATTAATCCTCAAGGTGTTTTAACCTTAAGAGAGATGGAAGACCAAGCGGGAATTGCCAGAGGGACTTTAAGTAAAATGGGTCTTGCTGCCGCTGAGTTAGATGAAAGACTATCGGCAATTAATCAGGCAGGTCTTACAATTGGAAGTGAAGAGGACAAACAATATTTGGCAAATATTGCGACAATGCAAGATGGTAAGTACATGGTAAAATTAGAGGATGGTACCAAAAAAGAATTAGCGGAATTAACACAACCTGAATTTGATAAATTAATAGAACAACAAAAAACCGGACCTAAAACTCTTGAGGAGATTGCATTTGCACAATTAGATATTGATAAAGCCACTTTAGCTGCCGTTGGAGGTTTAAGAGAGGCATTTGTTCAAGGAATAACAAGTCCAAAACAAGTAACAAAAGGGATTGCGGGCGCTCAAAGAGCGGCTAAGACAGTTCTTGGTGAAACTTCAGACGCATTTAAAGCGAAAGATTTTAGAGATTTAAGTGAAGGAGTATTAACAACTTTAGGTGATGTTGCTAAAGATTTAAAAGAGGGTAACAAACCTCTTACTGATGTATTATCAAATGGGTTAAATGGTCTTGGAACTACTTTAGATGCATCTCAAAAAAGATTTACTGAGGTATTAAAAGAGGTTGGTGAAAATATTGCAGCAAAACTAACAAATCAAACAAGTGGGGAGATTGCATTTAAAAGTGGTGTTAACAAAGTGGTTGAATCTTACGGAGGTAAAACATCTACTTCATCTGCACCATTAAGTTCGTCTGTTGGAAATAAAATGGAAACATTACAAAACACTCAAAATAATGTAACAACTCAAACAACTAAAGGAACTGTTGATGTTGGTGGTAAAATAACAGTTGATATTCAAACACCTACCGGTATGAGTACGGAACAAGGAAAACAATTTATTGATTCTGTATTTAACGACTCTAGATTTAAAGACTACATTATTAGATTAACAACTCCGGATAACTTAAAAGAACCCCAATCAAAAACTTATTAATAATCTATTTATAATAAAAAATCGTAAATGTCAAATAGTCCATTAGATTACGTAAATTCGGATGGTTTCAGAAAAAAATTAATAACAAGGAATTTAGTACCTTATGCTAAATCTCCAAGTAGACCTTCTGTACAAGTTCCGTATGAACATATTCAGTCAGATTTATCGGTTATTGATAGTCCTGACCAACTTATTGATGTTCCATCATTAGCAAATCAACTATATCCTTTAAATAGGTACGGTAATGAGGGTGGGTATCAACAAGTTCCTGACCCAAATGGATTAACTAATAGTATTTCTAATCAAGGTGAATATGGACCAGGTCAACAAGATGCTCATATTGTTGATGAGGGTTATGATGCGGTAAGATTATGGAGACCATTAAATGCGTATGCTGATGGTTTAAATGTGTTTGACTCTGCAGAATCATTTTCAAGTTTAGAAACAGTTAGACCTGACCAAGATAGACAAGGTAATGGACAACCATATCCGGGGCCGATTGTTGCATCATCATATTCTCCATTATCAATCTTATTATCAACTAACCCAACCGGTAGTAATGGTAATCTAAGTCAGGATTCGTATATTGCTCGTTTAGGTGCACAAACACTTAGAAATGAATTCCAAGAAAGAATTGCTGCTCGAATAAGATTAGAGACGATAGGACAAGCCAACATCTTAAATGTTACTAGTGGTACTGACTTAGTTAATATTTTATCAGGACAGGTTCCAATATTAGAACCAAACTGGCAAATAACCGTACCATCAAATCCAATCACAGCCGCAGCTGATTTTGCACTTAGATTAGGTGGTAGTATTTTACCTATAAGTTTAATTCCGGGGTCTTATTTTGACCCAATGATTAATCCGGGTCAACCTACAACAATCCAACAAGTTACAAACGCAATTGCTGGAACAACTGTTGGAAACTTTTTTAATCAATTATTAGGTGCGGGTCAAACCGGGTCACAAATTTTTTATAACAATACAGGCGCGGGTCAAAAATCACGTTTGTTTAAAAACATTGATTATAACAGATACAAACCAAATTTTGATAGAAGTGTATTTGATAGAGTTGCCGGTGCATTAACCGGGACATTATCGGATAACAGTAATTTTTATGTTGGTTCAAGAAATTCTGACCC